GATTCAACTCCAACTTTTAAGAATACTGCTTTAAAATACCTTTGGCGTTATGGTAAGAAGAATGGCAACAACAAAGCCGATCTTATGAAAACGCTCCACTACACATTGATGTGTTTATTTGTTGACCACTATAAGGATGTTAAATAATGGAAATCCAGATCCCTATTGATGAATTGAAGAAGCGTAAGTTGTTTATTGCCACCCCAATGTATGGCGGTCAGTGCGCAGGAATGTTTGCTCGTTCTGTTGCAGATCTAGCTGCTTTATGCGCCGCCCATGGCATTCCCCTTCAGATGTATTTCTTGTTCAACGAAAGCTTGATCACTCGAGCAAGAAATTATTGCGTTGATGAGTTTATGCGTTCTGACGCCGAACACCTTATGTTCATTGACTCTGATATTGGTTTCAATCCTCAAGATATTATCGCTTTAATGGCGCTTCAGGCAAACGAGCCAGACAAGTACGACATTATCGGTGGTCCATATCCCAAGAAGTGCATCAGCTGGGAAAAGATTAAGCATGCTGTTGATAAGGGTGTTGCTGATGAAGACCCTAATGTTCTAGAGAAGTTCGTTGGTGATTATGTTTTCAATCCAAAGGGCAATCAAACTAGCATTCATATCGGCGAGCCTTGTGAGGTTCTAGAAATCGGCACTGGTTTCATGATGATTTCAAAGAGCGCACTAAAGAAGTTTGAAGCTGCCTACCAAGAATATTATTACAAGCCAGACCACGTTCGTACTGAAGCCTTTGACGGTTCGCGTGAAATTCTTCAGTATTTCCAAGCTGAAATTGATCCAGTTTCTAAGCGTTATCTTTCAGAAGATTATTGGTTCTGTCAGAAGGCGCAAGCCATTGATCTCAAGACTTGGCTATGTCCATGGATGAAGATGCAGCACGTTGGAACTTATATCTTCGGTGGTTCTCTAGCCGATTTGGCTTCTATCGGAGCGAGCGCCACAGCTGACCCAGCCCAACTTAATAAGGCAAAGAAGAAGAAGTAATACTTGACATTTACTATGGCATATAGTATACTATATCATATGTTAACTATGGAGTTTATATAATGAAGATCAGTACTAATACCGTTAATATTCTTAAGAACTTTGCAAAGATTAATCCTTCTATTGTCATTTCAGAAGGAAATACTTTGAAGACTATTTCGCCTTCAAAGACTATCATGGCAAAGGCTAAGGTTGACACCCAGTTTGATAAGCGTTTTGCGATCTATAATTTGGATAGGTTCATTTCGACAATGAGTCTATTCAATGATCCAGAACTAAAGTTTGGCGACAAGTCGGTTATCATCTCTGATAACAATAAGAAGTCTCAATACACTTATGCTGACGAAAGCACTGTAACCAAGGCTCCTGATAAGGAAATTGGTTTGCCTACCGTTGACGTCACCTTTACCATTACCAATGATAATCTAAAGGACGTTGAGAAGGCAGCTGGCGTTCTAGCCCTTCCCGAGATTGTTGTTGTCGGCGATGGCAAGACTGTAAGTCTACAGGCTGCAGATACTAAGAATCCTTCTGGTGACATCTATTCAGTTACAATTGGTGAAACCGATAAGACATTCAAGGCTATTTTCAAGTCTGAGAATATCAAGATTATTCCAGGAGATTATGAAGTTAGCATTAGTTCCAGAGGCATTTCTCATTTCTCTGGAAAGGAAGTTGATTACTGGATTGCCGTAGAATCCTCCTCTACGTTTTGATTTACTCGGGGGAGACCGATGTCTCCCCCATTTTTTTCTTTATGATTATGTGAGGTTGTTATGAACGAAGAATTTCTTTGGGTGGAAAAGTATCGTCCTAAAACGATTGAAGAAACTATTCTTCCAGTTGAGCTGAAGTCCGTATTTCAGCAATTTGTTGATCAAAAGAATATCCCCAACCTAATCCTATCTGGTTCAGCTGGCGTTGGTAAAACGACAGTGGCTCGAGCTATGCTTGAAGAGCTTGGTTGTGATTATATTATCATTAACGGATCTATGAATGGCAATATTGACACCCTACGAAACGAGATCCTCAATTTCGCTTCCTCAGTTTCTCTCAGTGGCGGACGCAAATATGTCATCCTGGACGAAGCAGATTATCTCAACGCAAACTCTACTCAGCCAGCACTCCGTAACTTTATGGAAGAGTTCTCTAGGAACTGCGGCTTCATTCTCACTTGCAACTTCAAAAACCGAATCATCGAACCCCTCCATTCTCGTTGCTCAGTTGTAGACTTCAAGATCAGTAAGAAGGATATGGCAAAGCTCGCAATGCAGTTTCTTAAGCGAGTTGAGGGTATTCTTCGAACTGAAAACGTAGAATACGATAAGGCTACGGTTGCAGAAATAATTCAGAAATATTTTCCAGATTGGCGTCGAGTTCTCAATGAGCTTCAGCGTTACTCAGCTACAGGTAAGATTGACTCTGGCATTCTAGCTAATCTTCAGCAGACTAGCATCAGAGAGCTTGTCGATCTTATGCGCGATAAGAATTATACTGAAGTCCGAAAGTGGGTAAAGAATAACATCGACACTGACGTTAATTATCTTTACACTGAATTTTATGAGACTGCTTCTCAATTCTTTTCAGTCAGAAGTATCCCAGCTTTGGTTACTCTTATCGCCCGCTATCAATATCAGAATGCATTTGTTGCAAATCCAGAAATCAATTTTGCTGCTTTCCTTGCGGAAGTTATGATTGATATGGAGTTTGCATGATGCTTGATGTTACGTTGAACGAAAGAGTTCCAGAAAAGATACAACAAAAACAACCAAAGCCAATGTATGATTGGCGTTATGAAAATAGTATTAATAATGGTAAGGAAAAGCTTGAACTTGAAAATCAAGAGTTCAAGTATGAAAAGTGGAGGACTGTGAGTTCTCTTTCTAATTTTGTTGACACTATTTTTTATGCAAATGAAATGAATATGCATCATCAGATCACAGATCAGATGCATTACGACTATTTGTTTTATAGCGTAAGAAAGGCTAAGAGATTTAATAAGAAAAAGACAGATCAAGATAAGAAATTAGAAGAGCTCCAAAAGGAAGAACAAGACAAAATCTCCTTAATTCAGGAATTTTATAAATACAATGCAGCAAAAGCGAAGGCTGCTCTGAGAGTTTTGTCTAATAACCAAATTGAACTAATAAGAAGAAAATTAGAAAAAGGTGGAGCTAAATGAATGATTTATTGAATTCGTTGGTTGAGGTGAAGATCGGAGAAGAAGAAGATTTCCTAAAGATTAAGGAAACTCTTACACGTATTGGCGTAGCCTCCCGCAAAGAAAAGAAGCTCTATCAATCTTGTCATATTTTCCACAAGCAAGGGAAATATTATATTGTTCACTTTAAGGAAATGTTTGCTATAGACGGCAAGCCTTCTAATTTTTCAGAAGAAGATAAGGGTCGTAGAAATAAGATCATCGAACTTCTTCAAGATTGGGGTCTCTTGCGCGTTATAGAACCAGAACTCATTAAAGAACCTGTAGCTTCCATGAGTCAAATTAAGATCATCAATCATAAAGAAAAGAATGAATGGTCTCTTGAAGCTAAGTACAATATGGGGAGAAAAAAGAAGTAATGAAAACGTGCAGAGATATCGCATTTGAGATTGAAAAATTACGAGAGAAACTTCGTCGTAATAAAACAATAACAGAAGCTTGCGATTCTCCTTCACCCCAAACTATTTGTATACAATGTAACTGTTGGAAATTAAATTATGAAAATGCCGTGGAAAGTCAAAAGAAAGTCTGAAACACCATCAGATCAAAAGTTAGAAGAAATTAAACAGCTTCTCTTCCCGCCCTTAGAATTGAGAGAAGAAATTTCTAACGATGGAACAATCATTAAATATCATATAGATTATTCGGTAGATTCGAATATCGATGCAGTTCTTATGGACCTGCAGGACGGTCAAAACGACGCAATCGCCCATAACACCCTCAACAAAATAGTAACCCGTCTAAACAAGGCGAGAAAGCTCCTCGAAGCCTATGCGATTATGAGCGAAGAAGCTCGATATATAATCGTCGATGATGGCGGCGACAGAGAGATAGATAGAATTTTAGACGAGGATTAAAATAAGTGTTGCGTTTAAATCCCATCTGAAGTATACTTACTTTATTGATTGGGAGTAAACGATGACGATGCACCTTCTTCCTGCTTATTATACCACTAATTCCTCTAAAAAGAGGAAGCGTAGCAAGCAGAACGAGAAGGCGGTGGCTGAGCATAATGCTTGGCTTCGGAAAATGGGTGTATCGCCCAATAAGTCTGCCAAGAAAAGTGTTGACAAAAATTGGCAAACAGAGTATACTGCATCTATAAAGGTTGAACGAGGGGATTACGTTTCTTCGGGACTTAATATCGACCAACAGTCACTCGCAAAGCGAGACATTATGAGTCGACTTGACCGAGAACCCGAACACGTGCGACAAGCTATCTTAGATAAAGCAAGTCGTGTAATGCCCTTGTTCAACAAAGGTGGATTGCAGTATGCTACACCTGAAACTGATATGACTTCTGTTGGATCAAAATCGAGGAGAGGCTGAGGAGATGTTCAAGAAGTTTAATATGTTCGAGAACAACAACGTGGAAATTCAGGCTCAGGATGGTATGGGTAACTGGCGTACCTATAGCTATGCTCTCAACAATTCTCAGCGAGTAATCAATGAGATGCGCCAGCTGTCTGGAAACTTTCCTAGTGCTAGGATTCGGGCAGTTGATTCAAATGGTCGGATCGTTGACATTCTTTAATGTTGACTTTTGTTCCGACTTGGTTTATAATGTCTAAATAATGACTCAAGGAAATGAAAATGACTAAGATTAATCGCGTTTTTGAAGCTCTTGTTGTTAACGGTGAGGAGCTTACTGCTAAGCAGATCCGTAGCCGTTTCGATGTCGCTAACCCCCATAATGCTGTTTACGAGATTCGTCGTGCAGGGTATCCTATCTACCTCAATCGTCGTACTGACAGCAAGGGTCGTGTGACCCATAAGTACCGTTTCGGTAATCCTTCGCGTTCAATGGTCGCTCTTGCTTATCGCGCCATGTCCGAGATGGCTGACTGAAATCCTATCGGGGTGGGGTAACTCCCACCCCATTATTGGGGGATCGTCTAACGGTAGGACCGCAGACTTTGAATCTGCTTATCGGGGTTCGAATCCCTGTCCCCCAGCCATTTTCTCGGAGCGTTCGACTATCGGTTTAGGTCGCTAGCCTTTCAAGCTGGAAAGATGGGTTCGATTCCCATACGCTCTACCAAATAACTGTTGACTTTAGAGTAATTTTTCAGTATACTACTTTTATTATGCGCTGGTAGCTCAATGGTTAGAGCAACGGTCTTTTAAACCGTGGGCTGTGGGTTCGAGTCCCACCCAGCACACCAAAATACAAAGTTTCTTGGGGATGTGGTGGAACTGGTATACACAGCAGACTCAAAATCTGCCACCTTTAAGGTTTGTCGGTTCGAGTCCGACCGTCCCTACCAATAACGGTCCCGTAGCTCAATGGCAGAGCGCCCGTCTTATACACGGTACAGCGGCAGATTACCGCAAGATACAGGTTCGAATCCTGTCGGGACTACCAA